CGAAAAGCATCTTTAGAATTTCTGCGGCGGCGACTTCGGCGACCATGCGCCGGATGGTGTCAATAAAGCCTGCCAGCATGCCTTTGAGGCCGCCTTTGAATGGGTCAAACAGGAAGTTGGCAAAGGCGGTTTGAATATTTGCGGCGGCTTGTTCGGCGAACTTCTCAAACTCGTTCACGGACTGCTCAACCTCAACCTTCATTTTCTTGCTGCTGACTTCAACCTCCTGAAGGTTTCGGTCAAAGAATTCTTGAAGCCTTGCGTTGTAGGTCTCAATGCTGATGCCGCCAGCGTCTACACCGCGAGCCAGCAGCTCCTCAAGCTCGACGACAAACTGGTTGTATTCTTGGACGGCGTTTTCTAGGCTGGTGCGGGTTCGGCTGTCAAAATCAGCGAACAACTGCTGCATTGCGGTTGTGCCAATCTTTGCGGACGACACCGCCACGTCGGCTAGGCCGGCCATTGGATCGGACGCAGTGCCGGCCGCCTTTGGCGCATCGGCGCGTTCTGTGGCCTCTACCGCTTGCTGATAGCGCTCGGCCAGCGGGACAAGCTTTGCCAATTCAGCGGACAGCGCCTCTAGTCTTTGCTGCGTGTCGCTAGACCTTGGACCCGGCAATATGGCAATGCGCCCTATCTCGCCGCGAATGTCCGCAATGCGTTGGTTGAGCCTTGTCTGCGGATCGTCAGACAAGCGGTTTGCGGCGTTTTGGATGGCCTCAGTCAACCGCTGGTTAAAAAAGCGGAATATTTCTGAAGTCTTCAACTTTTTGTCTAGGTTTGCCAGCAGCACTGTCCAGGCGTTGGTCAGCTTGGTCTGCTGTTGCTCAAGTGTCTCTGGCAGTTTCTCAAACTGAATGCCAGCCTCGGTTGCGGCGTTGACCAACGCGCTGCGAACAACCTCAGCGCTAATCTTGCCTTGCTCGCCGAGGGTTTTCAGTTGCCCAACACTGACGCCCAATTCCTTGGCAATCGCCTGAGCCACCAGCGGCGCCTGCTCAAGGATGCTATTAAGTTCCTGGCCGCGCAGTACGCCTGCGCCGAGTGCCTGCGTCAACTGGATAAACGCAGCGGAAGACTCGGCGCCTGACGCGCCACCCACTCGAGCAAGCTGGGTAAAGGTCGTAAAAAGCTTTTGCGCCTCATTGGTTGTGATGCCGAGGTCTTTGCCGACCACCAAAAACCGCGCAATGCCCGCGCCCGCGTCCTCAATGGCAACGCCAAGCTGCTGGGCGGCGGCAAAGGCTTTTTCAAAGCCTCGTGCATCATTGCTGAAAGCCTGAATGCGAGCGCTTAACAAACTGACCTTGTCTGCCGCCTTGGCGATGTCCAGCGCAAAGTCGCCGACCTGCTTGACAGCAGCGATAATCGCCGCGCTCTTGAAGATTGTTGAAAACCCATCGCCGGTTTTTTTAAACTGGCGGCGCATGCCAGACAACTGGCCGTTGATTTGCCGCTGGAAATTGTTGGCACTTTGCGCGGCTTTGTTGAAATCCGCACGCAATTGGGCATTGTCTGCGCGCAGTTCAACGACAAGCGCTGCTAATTTGTCACTTTTTGCCATGCTTTTTTGCCACGCTCTTGAACCATGTCAGGGCTTCACGGGTTGACCTGCGCCGGGCCTGGCTCGGGTCTTGCAGCATGAAGTCGTTAAAGGTCAGCGGCTTCGTGCCTTTTTTGCGGTGGATGTTGGCCAGCGTTGCGGCAATCAAGCCCGCGTGGACGTTGTCGCGAAAGGTGCCAAATGGCTCCGCAGCGTAATACACCATCCACTCCGCAAGCTCTGATCCGCTCATGCGGACCTCAAGCTCGCCAACGGTCATGCCAAGGGCCAAGGCAAGCCGGAACAGAAAAGTCCGTTCCGGCGTTAGCCGTTTTTTTCGGCGCCCATCCCTGACAAGGTCATGACTGTGGCCGCCACCTCGTCAACCACCGCAGGCGCAGCCGCTGCCAGCTTGTCGGCGTCCGACTCACTGAACAGCGGCTTGCCGTTGGCGTCAGTCACGCAACAGCGCACCAGATAGGCAGGCACCAGGCCAGAGTCTTTGTCGATCATTCGCATGACCTCGGCCCGCTCCTTCACGCTCATCTCGCGAACGTGAATGGTTGAGCCGTTGACCTGTACCGTGGTGCGCCGCGGGTTAGCCAGCGCGAGAAAGTCCGATGCGCTGTTTATCATTAGGCGACCGTGATGTCGCCGCTGATCTTGAACGTGAAGCTGATCGTGTTGCGATCATCCACCGCTGGGTTCAGCACCCAGGCCAGCGCCACGGCCGCGAAGGTGTAGACCGTCTGCGGCGAGCCGTCGGTCACGGTGACCTTGAGGTTAATGGTGCGCTTCGCCTTGACATCGGCGATGATGCGCTCCTGAATCGCGTTGTTCTGCACATAGTTGCACTCAACGCTCATTTCCGAGCCGTCGGCCAGGCCGGAGATGTACTCGCGGCTGCCGGCGCTGCCGAAGTGGGTCGCGTCGATCAGTTCGTTGGTCTGTCCCAGACCGCTGATGCTGATGACTTCCGGCAGGTCGTCGTAGGACGCCGGCGAACTGACGGTGGCGGCGGCGACTACAAAATCGCCTACGAATGCTGAAGTTGCCATGATTCTCCCTCGCGCATAAAAAAACCGCCATGAGGCGGCCGGTTAAAAAAACATCCGACGAGCGGTTAGGCCTCGTCGTACCAGATGCTGTACTGTTGACTCACTCTGTAAAGACCAGGTTCTGGCTCGTCTAGGTCGATCTCTCGGTCAATGAAAACCTTTTGCACCGTATAGACGGCCTGAGGCGAGTCGTTGGTCGCCCATTGCCCGGCCTGATCAAGTACAGCAGTCCTCACGGCCTCAGCCAGTTGCTTACTGGCGAGGTAGGTGGTGGCGTAGCTGTCGATCTGCGCCGAGCCTGCAACCAGCCCGCCAGTGCCGCCGTAGGTGACTTGGCGATCCTTGCCGTCAAACTGGTACACCACGCAAGGCATTTTCGTCGCCTCGCTGTAGATTTTTTGCGGAATCACCACCGGGAAGATGCGAGTCGATGCCAGCGCTGCAACGCCGGCATTCAGGCGCAGCTTGTTGTATAAAGCTTTCTCTATCATGTCGGCTTGTTCTTTGCGGCCTGGCGTTGTGCCTCGCGACTGATGCCCTTGCCGAGTTGGTTTTTCACCGTGTCAATCTGCTGGCCGCTGGTGCTGGTAAACGCGGGAACCAGCCACGGTTGCTTGCCATGCCGGCTGGTGCCAAGTTCAACAAACTGCAACGCATAAAAAGCATCGGGCGTGACGCCAATTAAGGCATAGGCGCCTTGCTTGTTGCGGTACTGCCTGACCTTGGTCCTGATCTGCGTCTTCGCAAATGGCGGGTAGACGATATAGCCCTGCTTGCCCTTTTTAATCTTGCGCCCGACGTAATGCTTCTCGTCGTACTTGTTGTCAGGAAAATTCGACTTGGCCTGCTTTGCCGCCACATTGGCAGCCGCCCGCAGTGCGTTAGCAAGGATGCGGCCGCCGGCAGTACGCCCGACGCCGTCCAGTGCCTTGGCCAGTTCCTTGACGCCTTTTACGCGACCGTTTAAGTCAATCATCGCCAACCGTCCGCTTCCCGCTCAACGCCCATAATAATGATTTGCCGCCTGTCATAACTTACAGGCAGCACGGCCTCAATGCCGTAGTATCGGGTCACGCCGCCCTCGGTAAATTTGATGCGGTGCTTGGTCGTAATGTTTGCCAGTTGCCGGATGCGGAACATGATTGTCGTCTTTGACTGAGCCTGTTGGGAGGCAAAAATCTCAGTCCCGGTTTCTGGTTCAACGGATGCCCAGACCGTTTTCCAGTCCGCAAACGTCCAGACCGTCTCGCCAGTCGTGTTCTGCGAGTCTGTCCGCGCCTGGATGGTAATGCGCCGATTGAGGCGTCCTGCTCTCACCACGACCTCTGCGTCAGGCTATACGGACTGATCAGCATCTCAATGCCGGCCGGCACAATGCCTGCGCTGACGCCAGCGATGACCTCCTCGCGGTGTTCGTACAGGCGGCCGACCATGAGCAGGATGGCTGACTTGATCGGCGCCGGCACGGCTGCGGCGTTGGTGTAGCCGGCGACGAAGCGCACGGTGATGGCGTCCGGGATGTCCCTGATCTGCGGCCAGTCTTGGTTGTATGCCTTCGTCAGGTACGGGTTCGGCGCCGACAGGACGGTCTGGT